TGGTTCCTGCTCCTTTACAAACTAGCATTAGATGTTTATAGGCTAAGTCAGATACTCTAACACATTTACCAACAGCGTAAGTGGTATTCCTAGCAATTAAATCTAAAGAACTATCTGGAGTAGTAACGGCGAATTCATTTGCAGACACAATAAATCTGGAAGTTGTGGCGTCATTATATAGACCATAACCAGCTACTTTACCACCAGAATCTATTTTTACAGAGTAGGTTCCAACTAGTCCTTCTGTTACACCATCTATACCAAATACGGCTTCATCTACACTATCTAATGTTTCATTTAGATCTGCGTGTAACTCTGAAGATGTAATACTACCAGCTATTAATCCCAATACTTCCGGGGTACCAATCCTAGTAGTTACTTTTAGGCCTTTGTCCACATTAAATGGGTAGTAGATTGAGGTATTACCTCTAGTATCCTTAACTCTTAACCAGTAATAAACTGTTTGTTCAGAAGCCAGTCCCATATGTGTATAAGCTGATGTAGGATAAGCTAAACTAATAAGTTTTGTAGCCAGAGTCCTATCATTGGTAGAAGCAGACCATATTTCAGTCTCTAAAGTACCAACCTTAGTTTCCTGAAATTCCCACCCCAAACTATTCTGGTTTATTTCACCACTACTTCTAACATCAACTACTGGTAATGGAGCGGTAATATCAATATCTAGTCTCGTAGGGTTAGTATAATCCCCACTATTAAATGTAGCTACGATCCAATAAGTATAAGTACCTATAATATTCTCGGTAATAGCTTGACTTCTACTTGTAATACCACTATATACTACAGAACTAGTTTCATAACTAGCACCTTTACTAATAGTATATGTTACCGGCTCAATACTTGGGTAGGCATCCCATTCTAACAATAAGTCTGTAGGCCTTAGAGTACTTCTAAAGTTGGCTACCATTGAATTACCAACAGCTTCAGTAGTATGCTCTATAGTAAACCCATGTGCAATAGTACTAGGTCCTGATTTACCAATTATATTAAATGGAGTTATTTTTATAGCATATTCTTCATTAGCAGATAAGTCATAAAATGTATAATTAAGCTCAGCCTTCTTAGTATACACTTCTACCCAGTTACCTGAATTACGCTTAATTTCTAATGTGTAGCTAGATGCGTATAATGCTGCTGAAAAGCCCACGGTTAGACTAGTTCTGAGAATGTCAGAACTATCACGGTAGGTTCCACTTGAGGATACTATACTTTCGAGGCTAACTGCTTCAGGTAGAGCAGATAAAGTGGAGTAAGTCCTTTCTTCTAATTGGATATTATTTTCAATGAATGCAAACTTATCAGGGTTATGCAGCATTGCGGATATTTCATAAACTCCAATACTATCAGATTCTTTTAATGAAACTACTCTATATAGTTTTTCATTTAAACTAGTACTATAAATAGACCAAGTAGCTCCAACTAATAAGTTAGTTGGAACTCCAGATAGAGTTAAAGTTTCATAACTACCGGGAATATTGGTAATAGTAAATGTTTGAGTATAATACGAAGGATTAGTACCAATCTGATCGGAGGCAGTAATTTCATCGGTTGGAGAATAGTTGGGGTTATGAGTGCTTAGTCTAACAGAATAGGTCTGTCCTGTCGCTAGTGTTACTTCCCTATCTAGAGATATAGTATTAGTAAGGGACGAAACTATTCTACCACTATATTCTACACCTACTAAAGCTTCATCAAATACTTTTATAATAGTACCTGGTGTGCAATATACAGAATCTAGTCCTGCGGAAAAACTAACAATATTAGATTCTACCCTTTCAGTATATAGTAGCCAGTTTCCTGCACGAACAGCCTGACCTCTAGAAGTACATCCAAAAGCAATTATCTCAGAAGGATTATAACCATAGCGCTCTATTCCTAATCTATCTTCTACATACTCAATCTTTTGTTGGTATAAAGCTTGAGGATCATTCCAGGTAACCAATGCAGCAGTATGTACAACTTTCTTTGAAGCACCCGAATACGTAAATGTACCTCCTACTACATTACTATTAGTAAATTGTAGAGTAGGCGTACTACTAGAAGAGTCTTGTTCAGTATGTAAAGTGCCATTAGTCCAGTAAATCATTCCACGGAAGGCACTGGCAATGTCATATAGGAGTTTAATAGCTTCTTGACGTTCTTGAATATAAGTATTTAGAGTAAAACGAGGTTCGAGTATATCTGTACCTTCAGTAGTCTTGAACCCTGTAGGTACTGACTGGTCACAATACTGTGCAATAGTATATAATGACCACTTATCTACTAAGTCTTCTGATATATATTCACCAAGTCCGTAGCGCTCATTAGTAATAAGGTCGTAGTAACACCATGCAGGATTGTTAGTCCAAGCATAGTCAAACGTACCATCCCAAATACCAGTATATTCTCTAGTTTCTGGATTATAATTACTAGGAATTTTTACTTTTAGTAACTTTACGTGATAGCCGCGTTTAGGTATAGAGTTAAACTGAGAGGAAGCCATTCTCATAGCACATAGTGCTGAGTTGGGATACCTCATCTTAGTATTTGATACCTTAGTAAAGCTAGAAAACTTTAATGTATTCTGGAGCTTTAATGTCGTAGAATCCTTAGTAAGTTTTGTTACTTTAATGGCGAAGAATTCATTTGCCATCCCAGGGGTACGTGGCAACTCAATAAGATAACTAAGTTGATAATTAGATGTAGTTTTTCCAATAACTGTTCTCTTTACAGCACTAATTGGAGAATTACCTAGACCATTCTTAATTATATCGATGTTAAATTGTACTTCTGAACCATTAGTATCACCATTATCTGCGTAGTGCACTAAGGCGGGAATATCTATAGTTACTCTTACAAAGTCTACATTTTCCTCGGCGGAAGTTACAACAGTTTCCGTTACTGGGGAAGAAAACTTTACTTCTCTTCCAACAGGAATTTCAGCCTGAGGGACTTCAAAACCTGGAATATACTCCTGATCTTGAGTACCTGTTCTAAAATAGTACTGGAAGCCACTTTCTTCATAGTTAAAGGTACCATCAGAATTTTGGATAGGGGTATCATTAATGTAGATAGATTTTATACCGTCTACTAAACCAACTATCTCACCTTCACACAATAGATCAACTACTTCCGCAAAGGATTGAGATTTAAGAGTATCTGGGCTCTCTACTGGAGTATGACTACCTCCTCCTTTACCTCCTCCACCACTACCAATAATTAAATTTGTATTCATTAGGAACCCCAGCCTTCTGGTATAACATCTGAACCTGTTGCGCTACCATAAGTAGCATTAAAACCTTTATTAATCCTACCAATAGCGAATTGCACTCGTGGTGATTTAAACCTACCTGTATATTCACTATAGGTGTACACTCTTGTGCTAGTAGACTCGGGATACTCTACATAGTTTCCAAACTCATCGAAATCATAGTACGCTGGGACTAATGTAACTTGATTCCAAGTATACTCACCTAAATTTGTATTATATTTTATGTTCAGACTATTACTCTGATAAGTAGTACCAGAAATAAGTGTCCAGCCAACAGTACCAGAGGCTGGAAAGCTCCACTCGTATTTTTTAGTTCCCGCCCCACTATCTACACTAAATGTAGCGCTTACAATAGCGGAACCAATAATAAGCTCCCCATAACCAATTGGTACTGGTAGCCCTTGTGCTACAGTATTTACAGCACCGCTAAAATAAGTATTTGGAGTATTTTCTGTAGATTTTTGGGCTTTAGGCTTTGGTGGAGCAAATAGAACAGCAGAAATACCTGCCATTACTAAACCTACACCAATTTGACCAAGAGAGGCAGCCACACTAGCAGATATGGCTCCAGTACTTCCTAGCCAGAAAGAGCCTGCAGTGGTGCCCGCGAAAGTAGAGGACCCGAGAACTGCACCTGATGCAGCACCTGCTGTCATATAGATTAGGAAAGCCCCCGCAATTATCATACCTAGTTTACCAGAACCAGCAACTACAGGTATTAGATGAATATCTTTATTACCGATTGGTTCCTCAAGAGTATCTTCTTCACGAAGAATATCTCCAACCTTAATATGAAAGCCAGGTTTATGCTCTAGCATATAATTGGCAAAATTAGGGAAGTTAGCTGATAGTGCACGTATAGTTTCACGAATAGACTTAACTTCAAGGCCTATCTTATCCGTGAATAGCTCTGCTAGATCACCATATAGGTATACTGTTCTCATTTTAACTCTCTATGCCTATATAAGGCCACTGTACATTTATTCCAGTAGCCTCCATATATTTCTTGTGAAGAAATTCTATTGGCTGTATGGTGTAAAAATGTACCATTATCATACATTATACCTGAATGGTTAGGTATTTTAGTTCGACCAGCTTTAAATAATAATACATCATACTTATTTAGTGTTTTATCTACTACTTTTTCAAAGCCGTTATCATCTGCATACTTTTCAAATAAATTTTCTTCATATTTGAACCAGTCCTGCTCTGTAACTTTTGGCCTACCAACTTTAATACCTTTCTCTTCTAGTAGTACATCTCCTACTAAGCCCCAGCAGTCTAGGGTACCGAAATAATAGGGTCTACCTAGAAAGGGGAATTTATAATCAGTAGGTGCATTTATACTACTAGTTTTGTCAACTAATGAATATATAAACCAAGGTACTTTACTCTTATTACATCCATAGATATCTGCTGGCGTAGGCTTAGAGGATCCAGTTAAATGACTATGACAAATAAACTGTATAGCACCCTGTTTAGAAGCCTTTAAATATTCTATAGGATCAATTATAAAAGTATCCTTATCAATTGCTATATTAGTGCAAGGTATAAAAGAATTATTTACAATTACTCCACAGGCTTCTTTTAGTATATTAGCTTCAGCGTACTCTATAAAATTAGCTAAATAATCCTGCACCTGGAAAGGCTCCATAATTTAATACTGAACTTGCGCCAAATCTTAGTTTGCAGTCTGATAGTTTCTTACCACAAACGTCTAATAGGGGGTCTGTTGTTGGTGTACCTACACTAGTAAACATTCTGTTCTCGTGTGCTGAAGGTAGATAGTTACAATTAGCGTCTTTATACCTCCACTGACAAATATTTTGAATAATTAGTCTACGAGGTAATTTAACGGAACTAACATCAAGAGCAGATACTAAGTCATAAACTACAGTAGTATTAGTTTCTACTACCTTACGATCAATAAAGTACACTTCTTTAGGAAACTGAGCCTCAGGGTCAGCTTCTAGGTTACCTTCTTCAAAGTTTACTGCATCTATGTATTTTAACATAGTGCGAATTCGAGTAACTTTTAATCCTAATAAGTCTTGATATAATCTATTATACTCACTTATCAATCCACCTAAGTTAGCTATTGTTAGTTTAGGGGTTGCTAGTTGACCAGCACCATCCCACTCAAAACCTTTCATCTCAAATGGGTAGGCAATATAGGTTTCAGAATCAAAAACTAAACTATTACCCAACTCATTAGTGTCCGAGAAAAAGTTTAACACCTCAGAACCTCCTACGGTAGACAAGTCCGCACTAAATAAATCTATAATCTTACTAGGAGAGGATTTTCTTAATTCTGTTAATATACTCATGTTAAATCGTAAACCCTTTTGAATGTAGCATTTATACTTCTACTTATATGAGAAGTGTACTCTGTAGACCAGTCTTCACAAATAACTTTGAAAAATTCAGCTTCACCTGGTGGCTTAAATAAAAAGTATTCAATACCACCTTTAGAAGCTAAAAAATCAAGTATATTATTTGCAGTAGATAGTGGTTGGTTAGTAAATTGTAGATCCCAAGAATCGTCTAAGTTATTTATTCCATAGGCAACTCTTTGAGAGTACCCACTACCAAACTTAACAGTATTGACAGTGGGCTTACTAGTTCTGGAGAACCCCCTAGAGGGTACGTAGGTAAAGATATCAGCCATGTAACATTCCTCTAGGTTTCATCTGTTTCATAAGTTCTTCTTGGATAGTAGCTTTAATTGAAACGCTTAAAGCTTTACTTAGGTTAGTAGCTTGATCAGCAGAAATAGATGTATCTACACTACCACTATTAGTTACTGTTACTGTAATATTAGTATCCCCAAAAGTAGCTCCACCACTACCTCCTTTTAGGGTAACAGGAATGCTACGATTATCTGGTAGTGGTACATATGCTTCATTTTTACTACCTTCCCCAAATAGTGCCATCTGTGGTGATGTAGCTATACCACCTCTAGCATATTTATGGAGGGGCATGTCACCTAATGGACCTACAATACCACCTTTCGCTTTTGCAAAAATACTAGTTAATCCACCAGTTATACCACCACTAATAACACTAGTTGCTACTCCCATTAGTATTCCACCGAGAGCCCCTTTAGCACTACCTCCAGTAGCAAGTGCACCAACTAAAGCACCTACTGCTCCATGCATAACAGTAGTAGCCATGTTAAACTTATCAGCAGCTACGTCTATTTTTGTTCCACCCTTTTCAATATTAGTAGTAGCTGTCTTACTCAGAATAGGTGTACTACTATCTTGCATAGCTGGTGGTTGTATAACATCTGGTACTGGTATACTACTTGGGTTAATCTTTTGTGCTATCTCGTTAAGAAGTCTATTAGTTTCTTTAGCGGAAGATGCTGTAGAACTAACTGCCTGTACTAAAGGATCGTAAGTTCCAGCTGATGCGCTAGTAGCGCCAATACTAGATACACCATCTAGTTGCCTAGACATAATAGATGCACTAGTTGGATATGGATATGGGGATGTTCTAACTCCAGTATCATTAGCTTTATTAGCTTTCTCCCAATCAAGGTTATACTGTTTATCCAAATCTATGCCTTGTTGAGCTATAGGATCTATCTTACCTGGTACTAATGCCTGTAGTAAAGCCCTCATATCCTGTTGAATTAACTTTAGTTGATCAAGAGAACTATTAGCAGTAATCTGTAGTGCACTAGCCGCTTTTTCTTGGTTAGTACGAGTATCATACCCAAAATTTGCTGCTAGTAACTTGATTCCACTCTTCATAGCATTTTTAAATGCGTCTGAGGCCATATCCCTAAACATGTCGCTTAAAGTATTTCTGACCATATCACTAAAAGCTTTGAAAGTTAATTTTGTCTCATCCATTTTCTGTATCATAGTAGTAAAACTATCTACTATTATATCTGCAGAATCTACAATTCCAGTAGCCAGTTGAGACATAACAGACTTAGATTTACCTGTAGTTTCCTCTATTCTATCCATGGCTATAGTTATAGCCTCTTGTAGTCCTTCAGTACCAAAAATATCTGAAGCTCTACCAGACTGCTCTCTTATTTTTAAGCTGAGCTCAGTTTCCTTTTTAAATAGATCAGTTAATTTTTGATGAGTATCTAATTTAAAAGCTAAGTGTTGCTGTTGTAAGTCTACTATCTTCTGTTCTGCTTCTATATCTCCAACTTTAGATTTTTCAATAGCTATTTGAGCTTCAAGTATTCTCTCTTGTATTGAATATTGTTCTAGTAGTGTTTGAGTACTTACTGTATTAAACTCAGCAATTTTACTATAGTTAGTAGATACACTAAGTAAATAATCAGAGTAGGAAGAGGCTAGGTCTACTTGTTCACTTAAATTATCAGAAAGTTTTTCAGTTATTTCTAGGTTAGTTTTTCTAATTCTTAAATTTTCTTCGTCTTGTATAACCTTGGGTAGGTCACGTAGTGGTTCACCTTTTTTGAAAGCTTCATCCCTAGCCCTAGCTTTACCAACTACAGCTTCTCCTATAGATACATTAGTAGGATCTTTTATTAATTGTTCTACAAGAGTATTATACTCCCCTATCTTTATTGCTAAATCTTTCTCATATTGTAATATATCAGCTTTTGCTTTAATAAGATTAATTTCACTATCTACTCTAGCAGATAAGTAAGATGAATCTAGTAATGCAATACTTTGTGATTTTTTCTCTAGATTATTGAGCTCTTCGAATAGTTTATCTTCTTCAGGTTTAAATTTCTTATCAGCTTCAGCATCAGTTTCCTTAAATTCTGCTCTAGCCTCGGATTCTCTAGCTTTGCCTAGGGAGGCTCTGATTGAGTCTATTTTTAGAGTTGCAATTACACTAGCAGCCCCTAAGGACTCTAAACTATTAACTAAGGATAGAATTTGAGATGCTATAGACCCATCAAGTTCTTTTACTGATAAAGCTTGGATAGCTTGATCTTTTACAGATCCTGTACCTAGAGGACTAGGATTATTGCTTTTGCTATTCTTAAATAGTTCTTTTGAGGCTAAAGATAGAGCAGTTCTTAATTGTTGCTCTGTATTTGATTTTTGAGCATCTATAGCTGCTGCATTAGTTTTTTCTGCTTTTATTTGAATATTTGCTATTTTTTCTTCAGTTTTACGTGCTTCTCTAATAGCTCTAGCTTCTCCTTCTTTTGAAAAACTACCATAAAATTGAGTTTCTTTAAGCTTAGCGGATAGACTAGTTTGTGCCAAGGATGCGCGTCCGGCTGCAGTAGCTAAGTCTGCTAAACTTTTTGAAGCTTTTAATGAATATCCGATATAGTCCTGTTGTACTTTTTCAATTCCACCGTATGAGCCTAGTAGTGAACTAGTACCTTGACTAAGAGATTTTGCTCTATCATCCTCTGCTTTTTTCTGAAGATCTTTATCAGACCCAGCCAATTCCATAGCTGTTTTATAGTTATTATTTACATCTTCTTGTAATCTATTTAGCCTAGTACGTAATAATTCTAGATCCGCTGGTAGACTTATACCAGACATTTCTTCAAATTGATCTGTAATGCCAGATAAAAATTCTTGAATATTAGCACCAGATTTAGTAAGATCATTTTTATCTAGAAGTTTAATAGCTTGTGCACTAGAAGTACTAAAAGCATTAAGAGCCTTTAACTCTTTTGATTGATTAGTAATAGAAATAATATAATCACTAGAAATATCATTAAGTTCTTTTAGATTCTTTGACATTCCTGAAGCGGTATCGGCGTACTCTTTGGCCTCTTTTCTCAATTTGGGGTCATTTAGAGCGCTGAATACTTTTCTTACTACGTCTTCTGTATCACCAAGTCCTAGTGCATTAGCTCTTCTAAAAGATGCTGCAGCTGTGGTACTGGCCCCTTTAATATTGGTTGTGAAAGTATCTTTATTAGCAGCAGCAAATTTCTTATCTGTAGCCATCCTCCTATCAAATTCTTCCATGATAGGATCCATAGCAATTTTACCGCCACTACCTCCATACCCAAGAGTAAACATATTAGCCATGTCATCAAAGTACGATGTTAGTAGTCCAGCATTAGCTTTAAAGTCATTATACTTTTTCATTGCTTCACTTACTGCACCTAATGATTCTGCGAAGCTCATAGCAGACGAAGCATTTAGCTCAAATATAGTATGAAAGTCACCAGCTACCTTTAAATCTTCACTAATTTTTTTACTTAGATCTAGCTTACTATTTAGAGAAGTCATGCTTTCTTCTAACTTAGCCGCATGATCTGTAGTTAATCCTAATGCATTAGTTATACCACCTAATATAGGTAGTAATATTGCTGCGGTGGCACCCCAGACAGAAAAAGTACCTAATAGCCTTCCTACACTTATAGTTAGTGCACCTAATCCACCACGTAGTCTTAACATACCGGCTTCAAAAGGACTTAAATTAAGTTTAGCAATCTCTTTATTTAGATCTGCGAAACCATTGCGAAAGCCTAATAATTCTGTTTTTTCATATACTGCTGATAAAGCTTTTCTTTTATTAGCTACATGCTCTAGTGCCTGCCCCTCTATTTTTAGACTTTGTAAAGCCTTCTCATGTGCATGCGTAGTAGCATTAGCCGAGGCAGCTTGACCTGCTGAAGTAGATGTCTGCTGTATTAATCCATTATCCCCTTGTAGGCTTTGTAGTGCAGTACGTTGAGTTTCTAGTTTTTTTAGCTCTTTATCACCACTTTTACCTATTCTAGCTAACTCAGCTTGTTTTTGTTTTATTTTTTTATCTATGTCTTTTAGAGCACTATCAACAGAAGCTAAAGCTAGGTCTCTATTTTTATTTATGTCTTCGGGTTTGCCCCATAATAAAGAATTAATATTAGTATTTAAACTATCAAATTGTTTTCCACTTAGTGTTTTCTTTAAACCCTTCTCTAAGTTAGATTGAGTTTCTTTAAGGGCTACTTGTGATAATCTTTTTTCTTCATTTTTTGCATCTATCAAAGCTTTTTGCTTTGCCTCAATAGCGGCTATTTGTGACTCTACCGCATCTTGCGCAGCTTTACTAGAAGCAATCCATGCCTCCCTCATATTACCTATAGCAGGTATAGCTTGCTTAAGTAATAAACCTACTATAGCAATCATACCAAGTAGCAAGGCAGTAGGACTCTGAGAAAGCATATTCACAAATGGGCCTAATACTGAGTTCATAGTAGTTAGTACACCAGTACTTAGATCTTTAATTGTAGAAAATAGTTTAGAGAAGGGATTAGCGGCTTGATCTGCTAGTTCTTTGTACTTATTTATACCTTGAGTAGTTACTGCATTAACGAAAGCTTGTCTACGCTCATAGTCTGTTAGTACTGATACAGTTTTACCTAGAGTTTTTGCGTAAGCTTTATTTGCATCATCTACTTTTACCATTAAACCTAATTCATCTAATAGTTCTGGTTCGATCTTAATAGTACCACGGAATACGCGTTGTAAGGCATCAGTCATATCGCGACCTAGCGCAATAGAGGCACCTTTGGCAACAGTAGTTAATTCTTTAATCTGAGTAGTTGTTAATCCCGCAGAACTAGCTAATGAGGCGGAACCTAGGGCGTCAGCCATAGATATAGCTCCGTCGGTTAGATCCTTCATATCTTTAGCTAGGCCATTAATACTTGCACCTACTTTTCTAGATAGTATATCTGCTGCTTTTTCCATATTAGTGAAATCAGCGGCTTTTGATAAGGCGTTGAATGCAGCACTTACAGCGTATACGTTAGCTGCGAATGTAGCATATAAGTGAACTAGGCCACCTAGCCCTTGGGCTTGTCTGCCGAAGTCACGCGCGTCACCCCTACCTTGTGCACCTGCAGTTCCGCGGCCCAGGCCCTCTGTGGTTGGAGGAATGGCTCCTCCGCCTATACCACCAGACGCAGAAAGGGCAGCCGAAGCCGCCCGTGTTTGCACTTTTCTAGGTTGTGCGGTACGGTCTAATACATCGTTTAGCTTGCGTGCCTCGCCTGCTACTTGTTTTAAAGTACCATTATCTGTTACTTCTACCGTTACTTTTCTAGTATCAGCCATACACAGCCCTCATTTCTTTTTCTTACTATTTATTTGTTCGGTTTCCTGACGGTCAAATAGAGTAACTATCTTTAATACAGATACTCTATCTGTTATACCAAACAGTTCGAATAAATTTGATATGTTCTCAATAGCTTTTCCAAAATAGTGTCCACTGAAGGAATCATACCTATCAGGTAAATAACAATAAATTGTCCAAGCCTCTTGAGCTTCGTCAGGTAAGTCTCCTAGCTCAATAGGGATTTCATCCTCTAAAGGTTCGGAGCCTAACTGCTCACACATATCAAAGTACATATCCCTAGACATGTTAGCATGTCTATTTTGGGAGAAGTTCTTTATCTTACTAATTAGTTCTTCGAACTGAATTTCTGAAAATTTGATAGATCACTCGTAACATCGGAGATAAAATTATCAAATTCTGTTGAATTCTTCATAAGTACTAGAGCGTTTTCTTCTGAATACTCTAATTCTTCATTTAAATCTTTAATACTAGATAGATCCACCAGCATTAGGTCTTGCAGATACTCATACTTAAGACCAGTCCATCCTTTTACAACGGAGGCTACGTAGTTCTTAGTAAATAGTTCGTCATTTAGTTCTTCGATAGGTTGACGAGTTTTTCTATCAAATTTTGTAGTAACGCAAGCTTTGCGCAACTTAATTAGTTCTTCTCTTGAAAGGAAAGCGACTTTAACTTTGAAACCAATCTTGTCTTGAAAATCAACCTCAACTACTTTAGAAGGGGTCAATAGTGATTGTAGTGAAACCATTAAATTATTTCTCCAAATAGGAGGGCATAAAGCCCTCCTCTTTTATTATAGGATACCGTAGTAGGAAACTACTAGGTTATTTGTCTTCTCAATATTATAGTCGGTGCCTTGGTAACCTTGAGCAGTAAATCCAATAGTTGTGGAAACTACGTCTTGAATGTCTACAGTAGGTACTTGTAATTGGCAGCCATCCATCAACATCTCAACTCTAGTTTGGTTAGAAATACCACCAATTTCAATCTGAAGTTTAAACTTAGTTTCAGAAGTAGTAGTAAGACCTGCTAGAATATCGGTTAGTAGCTTTGCTGACTCAAAAGAACCAGTTTTTAGGTAAGCATTTAAACTTCCAGTAATGGAACGTGTACCTGTGAAGTAACCAATAGAGTTATTAACAACACCCATATTTTCAGGAGTTAGATACTCAATATTATTATTAATAGTTAAATTACCACCAGTAATTGGTAAACTATAAGTATTCCCTGCTGTACCACTAATATTACTAACTAAAGTAGTAGTACTTAGTTTATTGGTAATGTAATATTTAGCATCATTGGTTGGGAAGGGGGTATAGTTACTACCAGTCCATGTTTGTAAGGTAGCCGGGGAAGTTAGTGTAGTACCAAATCCACTCCATGCAATCATTGCAATACCTTGTAAATCAAAAGTGATCTCTGCTTGGTTAACCGCAGCATTTGCAACCTTATAGATTGTATTATCTACTTTGAAGATAAGAGTAAACTTCTGTAGTTCATTCTTATTTGAACCTAGAGTAGAAGATACTGCTTTACTTGCTTCTTCGTGCCACTGACCGGTAAATATAGATGAGGATGTAACTGTACCATTAGGTCCTGTTGGGGCTACTGTAGTTTCTAAGTCTACAATTATATCATTACCGCTTTTTCCTACTACTCTGAAGTAACCATTACCAGTAGAACTACCTGTTAATCCAGTTGTTCCTGTAATTCTGACCATGTCCCCTAAAGCTACAGTATTTGCTGCCTTAGTTAAGGTCATAGCATAAGAACCGTTGACTAGAGCTACTGTACCTCCCGTCCATCCGGTTACTGCTGTGGAACTGATAGATGCACTACCCATTAAAGCATTCCATAAATACTTTTCTGGGGCTGTTACTACTGCTGCTGGTTTGTATGGTCTAATATATGTACTCATACTCCAATCTACTGGATTTAGTTTACTATTGAAAGCACGTTCACCACGAATTGGAGCAGTTCCTGCTTCTGATAATGTAATAGTTTGTTGTTCTGTATTCTGACTAAAGCTATAGCCATCTAATACTTGAATTTCGAAAGTATTAGCCGCGGTATAGTCACCTAGAACATCAGTAGTAGCTGTGCTGAAGAATACCTTTGTATTTCTACTTAAATTTACTGCCATAAAATTCTCCTATATACGAAATTAATAACGTAGTCAGTATTTACTAGCATTGTACTAAATTTCGTATCTTATTGATAAATTCATTTCACCAACACCAAATGGTGCTAGTAGTCCTTCATCTGTGGTTATTGAAGTGATAAGAATCTCTGTTGTACTCTTACCAGTTTCATATTCTAGCAGTTCATTATCTGTAACAACCTGCTCTACATCTTGTAGAAGATCCTCTAGCTTACTAGTTGGGTCTTCTGAGTTGACATATAATTTAAGGGAGACATTTAAAAATCCCCACTTAAATCCTCCTGGGTGATATTCTCTAGTTTCACTACCCGGAACTATACATACTGCTGGAAAGTCTGAGAGCTCGTCCCAGAATACCAGTCTAGTAAGTATGTTGCTAGGAAACAGAGTACTTTTAAATGGAGAGGCCCCATTTATACTTTTGATCTTTTCAGCTAGTTTTTTAGCTATGGAGCTTCTTGCACTCATAATTCCTCTCTTTTTATATTAACCCACACATTATATAATAGTAGAAAAATAATTTCAACTATATTTTCCAGTCTATACTATTACCGTTCTCATCCTAGACTTAGTTAGTTGTGCTGCTATTTCTCTTACTGACCTATCTATTAAAGCTACAGGACTCTTATCTATGCTACCTTGGTCACCCCCTGGTTCAAAAGTTGCATAAGGATACTTCATGTAGCTTAAAAAAGCAGTTAGTGCGTTTTGTCTACTATCAAACTGCACAGAGTTTAATTTAACTGACTCTGCAAATCTACCAGTTTGATAAGTTAGCGCCGGAGGCGCCATATTCTTACGTATTACTTCCTGAAGCCGTGCGGATAGAAGACCCTGTAGATTTACTACTGACTGGAAAGCTCCTGAAGTTGAGCGAAGTCTACTAGTATTTTTTGCTTTAACTATTAGTGAAGACTGGTTATTTATTCTATTGGAAGCAGTATTTGTATTTAATTTATGAGATACTTGTTTTGTGACCCTAGATATAGTATTAGTACTTTTAGTATTTTTGCTGCCTAGTATAGTATCTACTATATGGTCAGTTATTTGTTCTCTGAATGACTTAGAACCGTGTAGATCTATAGTACCTGTATAATCCTTACCTAGTTTTTTATTATTGCGAATAGTAGAAAATAGAGATTCCATTACTAATCGTTTAAACTCATTAGTAATTCTAGACTCTGAATCTCCACCTTGATTTCTAGGAGAGGATTCTATAAATACTGTTACTGCTCCTCTACGCTTTTTTATATCAAATTCTGTTTTTTCTACTGTGAAGTTGTGCTTAACTACAGTTTCTTTTGCTTTTGATATTGCAGCTTTTTGTATGCCAGTAACTAGTTTCTTGATTTCTGCTTCTGTTAGTGTTTTTCCTGGTTTATTTAATTGAGGTATCTGGGCTATGGTATCCCTTACTAATCTATCTAGTAAATCTTTATTAGAGGCGATTAATTCTATTTTCTTATAAGCAACCGGTATATTATGTCCTACGTCAAAACCTAGATCAAGTTCCTTGCTATATAGCTTGGCATGTAGGGCCTGTGCTTCTTTACCCCCATTCTTTAAAATAGATAGTATAGTTTTGAATTCTTTTGGTTGGCTAAATATAGCCTCACCTACTCCGGATAACCTTATAAATTCTTCCTTAATACTATTATTATCTTTTACATAATTAAGTATACTAGTATCTCTATCTAGTAGGTTTATTGAACTAATAAAAGATCTAACTTGATCAAATGAATCAAAAGTTAATATATGGCCCTTTTCACCAGTACTACTTATAGTCCTATGAGGTACTCTGCCAGATCTATGCTTCCTAGTTTTCCTATACGCGGCTAATATTGCGTATACTGCACTTTTATCTTTAGTTGCTAATTTATCTATAGATTGTGGAGCTAAAGACTTTAGTAGCTCTTCACTTATTACTAGTACATGTACTGTTTTGTTTAAATTAGTTCTTAGATCGGAAGTAGTTGTTCTCTCTTTACTACCAACTACCTTGTTACCTAGCTCATTAATAGGTATTGCTGCTGTAATCTCATCTAATAATTCACCAAGAGCTTTCTTACTCATTATCTAATAACCCTATATAAATCTAGGACACGCTTAATGTGATGAGGGAAATCAGAACTACGAATGTACTCAATACTAACAGAACCTTGGGTTTTTCTAGGAGATGCTTCACGCTTCATATAGTATTCTAGTAAATCTAGAGCTGCTATATACAAGTCACCTGGAAGTACTGAGTAACCAGCTCTATATGTAATCTTGAAGTAGTTTGGATAATTAATATCAGCAGCACCAAATATGACTAGTCTATCATTTTGTCTATCAATTAGATAATCAGTATACTCTGCTAGTGGTATATATGTTTGACCACTGTCTTCTGAATAAGCAACCTCTTCTACACTAAGTATAGGAAATTCCTCTGTATATAGATAGTCATCTCCTCCATTATAATATTGTACAATATCTAAAAATTCCTCAGTATCAGCATCATAGCTATCAATGAAACTTCTAGTACAATAATTTTTAATTAACTGACTAATATAAGGTATTAATAGCTCAATGCGCTCATCTTGATCTGTACTGCTAATATTTGTATAGAGCTTATAATCGTCGACTGTAATTAGGTTTCTCATTTATTCACCACCTGGATTTTTACACTTCTATCATCTTCTCTACCTAAAGATGTTACAATAGATACTACTACTATGTACTCTTTCCCAACTAAACCACCATCTAACCAGAATAGTACTGAAGTATTACTATCTGATATAGTTGAAGATACTACTACTAACTCAGCTGGTTTGCTAGATACTACTGTGGCTGATACTATAGTTTCCGAATCTAATACTTGTAAATAATCTGTAGTAGCTCCAGGTCTATTATTTGTTTTTGATGCGAAATCCATTAAGTAGTCTAACTTAGCTTCTGGATCTTTCTGAAGTTTTTTTATTGCCATATGTACTCCTATCTGTGGGTGACCACTATTATCCTACTTAGAGGAACTCTTCTGAATGAAACTACTATATATTTCCAAGAAGAACCCCAGGATTTACCCCAGGAGTTTTTCCACATTATATAGGCCCCCAAGGATTAAGTTCAGTACCTATTCCGGTAACTTCTATATTATTAACTTTTTGTATATCTGCATGTATTGGTGTAACTTGTGCAGCAGCTAATACTGCAGCAGCGTTTTCATTAGCAGTAGGGGCAGGTGTTCCAGTAGTAGATAAAGCCTGAGTCATTTGCGAAACTCTAGACTGTATTATTGTAGTTGCCATGGGCCAAGGTATAAAAAATGGTAGGTTTGGATCTGTTGGATAAAAATTACCATCTATTACTACTTGTACATTACCTACATCTGGAGGAACTCCTCTCCAACCTAAATCATTTCTAATAAAGACATATGCCCCTAGAAAAGTTCCGCCACCTAAGGAGTCTCCACCAGCCGTGGAAAAGGCTGGTGGATACTTTAAATTATCTCCTTGAATAGTCCAATCTACCCACTCAGAGTACAACTCCTGAGCAGTAAACTGGAATACTCCACCTACTACAGCAAGCTGGTCACCTTCAATACTCAAAGTTGGTCCATCAAAGATGAACTTGCTCACAATATCTCCTTATGCGTATACGCGGTCGGTTTCAGCAACCAATGATAGACTAATACCTTTAGTACGTGATAGAGTACCACTAGCAACAGCGAACTTACCAGTACCTGGCTTAATACCGATTAGAGTAACTGCTCTATCAGTACCTCCTGCAAATCCACCCTGTACATTACCATCATAATCGTAATCAAAGTCAATACTACCGGCAGATATAGTTCCAGTAATTGGAGTACCAGCAGCATTATTAACTGTAATAGCCCCAGTCTCACCATAGTCATTACCGGCACCAGGTGGTGTAGTAAACATTAAGCGATAGCTGGATCCAGCACCTACTAGTACTGAATTGAAAGACATTGTACCTGCTGCTGTATATGGGTTAGTACGTAGAGTATTAGAATCATCGTAGAACTCAATTCTATTACTATCTGCGGATAGAACATCATCAATATAAACTGAAGGTGAAGTTACTAAAATGTCACCAACGAAGCGTAGTAACTCATCTTGGATTTTACCAATTTTAGTACCTGCTGTTCCACTAGTATTAATATCAGTACCTTGGCGCAATAGATATTGAACCTTAGCGTAAATCTGCTCTAAAGTACCACCATTGCCTTCGATAATAATCTTGAAGTTTCTTGAAGCCCCTGCAATAGTACGAGTTTGATTAACTGTATAGTAGGCAACTGTAATACCGTTATAAGGTGCACCAGTCATAGCTGTATCAGCTGTAGCTTGTACATCACCTAATAATCCAGTAATCTTTAAGTCATCCTCATTAGATACTAGAAAGTTCTGTTTATTAGCCCCGGTAGCAGTAGCACCGGTATCTGCTAGAATAGAAGATTTGAACTTTTTTCCATACTCACGTGCGAATGTCTTTGCATAAGTACGTTTATCAAAGTTACCATGAGTAGCATCACCAAATACTTTAATACCAACGTTGAATTGATCAGTAAAGGGGAAGTTAGTTGGTGCATCTGTTGGTGCTAGATGATAATATGGTTGTACAGTACTAGCCGGAGTAATACTACCAAGACCTACGAAACCTGAATACTGCTGCAATAGTACTCCAGCAGCTGAATACTCTGACCAACCACCATCTCGCAGCATGTTACGCGTTGCATCAGAATTGAAAGTCCATCCAGAGAAGGTTGCACCATCTGTACCAATCTGGAACTGACCAGACAGCGCATCAATGGCGTAGAATGGAAACGGACTATCTTGATAAGTTGGGGTTGCCCATAAGTCAACAAAGAAGGAGTAAAGTGCCTGCCAAGTGACACCATCCTTGGCCACTAAATCCCCAGCTACATTCAATGTTATTACACGATTTGGTTCATCAATACTAACTTCTGTTCCTACAGCTAGTAATGTTTTTGAAGTAATTTTTGCCATATATTTCCTTAAATATAGTTACGATCTTGGATGAGGGAAACAGGAATAGTCGAACTGGTCAGCCCTAGCGTCAGATTGCGAATGAATTGCACCTGATACCCCGGCTTAATGAATCCCACATCAATCGTGGGCGTGCCTGCGTAGGCATAGGCGTAGGAAGTCCCTACGTTCTGATCAACCTGATCAATGATGGTGTTTGTGCCAGCGGTCAGAATCACAATGTCGCAACCTGTAGGCAGACCAGTGAAAGTCACCGTAGTCATGTCATCAGGATAGGTAGCCGTTTGGTCTACCGTGGTCCAGAGGTACAGACCTTGGATGAAGCTATTGAATGATGGGCCGAAAGCGAAGGACGTATTGACCAACACAAGATTTGCTCTCGCTTGGCTATCCGAATCCCTGACAATGTTAGTGGCTGTTGTCCAATTTCCAACAACCTGATCCACTACACATAACCCACTAGCGCCAGTATCAAAGTCTGCAAGTATCCGAGCAGTGCCACCCCCGGCAATGTGGCGAACAGTTTCACCAACTACGAAGTTATTGGTTTGGCTTTGGTAAATAAAGAACTGACGTGCAGTAATCCGAACCTTCAGGTTGAAACCCACAGTAGCCGATACCGTGATGCCAGCAAGATTTGCAGGGGTGGCTTCAATCCAACCACCATAACCCGTTCCTGTATCAACTTGAACTTCAATCAGTATGGCTTGCGGAATATCCGCATTCGTAATGCCCGAATTAAGCTGTTCGCAATAGACCTTGGGCAGAATTGACCTAAAGCCACTCACCCCATAAATCTTATGCGGCCAAGTGTAAGTTACAGAGTCCCCTGCTTGCTGAAGATATAGCCTGCCGGTATTGGAGAAGGCAGCTAGACCAGTGAGTTCATAAGGCTTGACGGCTTGAGTAGAGGCAGTAAATACCAGACCTAACGCACCCGTAGTCGCAGTGTGATACATCTCGGCAAAGTGAGTGTCGAACACGCCTAAGCCGCTTTGCGTTAAACCATCTGTAGTGCTACCAATATTCCAAAGAGGCGTAGTCGCCGCCCCATCTGGTTTAGACGAGCTACCACCACCCACTCCCTTGAATATCATGCCATTGTTATAGGTATATAAGGCAGCACTTCCGAATTCAGTTCTTACATTTTCCAAAATTGTATCGCTGGCGGTATTCAACGCATAAACAACTGGATTGCTAGCCCCTCTCACCATATTGCCATCTATTTGAATATTCTTAAAACGGTTTCTGTTTGAGTCAAACTGAATATCTATATTAGCAGATGTGCCACTGAAAAACCCAGTGCCTAATTTCAGATCAATATTACGAATATAGTTATCTGAACTTGAAGCCGTTAAATTAAAGGCTGCCTGAACAGCACCACCCCATCCAGATTGTGTTACGTTTTCTAATACATTTCTATTTGAGGATGTAGTAAATACAAAGAATGGTGTTGCAACAGCGGTCCAATACAGAATGTTTTCCTTGCTTGGTACAAAGTCAGGATCAGTGCCAACGCACCATATATTCCACACCAAGTTAGAATTTCCGGTAAGGATTATTCCTTGGTTGCGAGTTTCACCTCCACTCGTATAACCCCTAGAACCCGCATAATTCATACCAATATCCGGAGTGACTGCGGCAGCAGCAGTTTCTTGCGTAAATACAGGAGTTGAAGTGCCTGTTACAAATACACCTTCATAAGCAATAACGTCAGCCGATCTATTCATTCGTATAACTAAATCATGGCTTGTTG